GGAATAGAAACTATAGAGATAACTGATAAAAATATTGCCCTGTCCGCAGAAGAAGCAGTAGTTGCAAGGTGCTATGGACTTCAAGAATTAGATGCATATTATTTAGTTTCTGATAACATGCTAAAAGCAAAAAATTTAGGAGTTCCAATGGTTTACGGAACTTCAGGTCTTACAGCAATATATCCAAATGAAAACAATCCATCTTTGATAATTCCTGGTGTTGGTCTATTAAATGAATCAGGAAAGTTTAGACAATATACTTTAGAAGCCTGGATTAGAGTAAATTCATACAGTACTGAAAGAAAAAGAATTATTGGTCCAATTGCATCAACTGACGGAATCTATGTAGAAGGACCTTTTATAGGATTAAGGATTGGCTCAGAGTATAAAACATACTATGTTGGAGAATGGACAAGACCAATGCTTGTTCATATGAAAATTGGAGAAGACTTTGCTTCTCTTGTTATAAATGGGCAAGAGGTTATATCTTTAACTTATTTAACAGATTCACTTTCTTTGCCATCTATGCTAAATCAAAACGGGAAGGATCAAGACTGGATAGGATTCTATGCGTATGAAGATGTATCTCCTATAGAAATAGACTGTGTTGGAATTTATCCATACCTTGTTTCTTCATCAGTTGCAAAAAGAAGATTTGTTTTTGGCCAAGGCGTTGACATCCCAGAAAACATTAATACAGCGTATAGCGGAACTTCTGTTTTTATTGATTATTCTTTTGCAGACTATACGTCAAACTATTCATACCCAAAAATTGGTTCTTGGGGTCAAGGGTTTAACGACAACATGGGTGTATCTAAAGGTGCTCTTTCCGTTTTGTCACACCCTCTTCCAGAAATAGTCTTATCGTCAAAAACAAAAGAAGAACTATTTTTAGATTGTAAAACTGTTCAGCCATCAGACACAAAAGAATTTTTTTCATTTAGACCAAACAGTTCCTGGAACTCGGTTTCTGGATATTTATTTTTTGAAAACTTTGACTTTATTAATAACCCAGTTTCTGGTTTTTATGGATGCTTTAGATTGCCAGCAAGTTCAAGTTCTGTTCAAACGCTTTTTAGGATTGAAAAAGAAAACACCAATAACTATTTTCTAATACAACTTTTAAACAATCAAATATCTTATAAAATAAGTTACAATGGAACTGAAGAAACCATATACACGCCACTTGTTGCGCTTCCAGGAGAGTTAGTAGATATAGGTCTAAGCATTCCAGAATTTGTATCAAGATTTGGAAACCCCGTGTCAAACTTCTTTGGCTCTTTGTCAGACTTAAGAATGTATATTGGAGGAAACAAAGATGGACTATCTACCTTTACAGGCAAGATCTATAAAGTTGGGTTGTGTACAAAATATAATTTTCAAAAAATTAGAGGACTATTTAACGAGATAGGAGTTCCTGTATGGAACGAAGACCTTTTTGCTATTTATCAAAATAATCAATTGATAAATATAGATGGAGGAATAGATACAACCTCTATGCCACCATACGGAGGTGGAACAGATACAGTAAATGGAGGAATTTCTGGAGGGTCTGTTGTTATTTCAGATGAAGATTCTCTCATTGACCACATTGCAAGTTATACTCTTTTGCCAGAAATAGTTTTTGATAAATACAAACTTGTAGTATCTGCAAATGCCTATTGGGAAGATCAACTTCCACTTACATATTTTGCTGAGTCCGTTATTGATAAGCGAGGGGATCAGTATTTTGACCTTGATTTTATTCAGTTTAATATAGACTACCCTGCACCATCAAAGACTATAGAAATAGAAACAGAGCCAGAGGCTTGGACGTATGCAGAGTTGTCAGATGAGTATGGTACACCAGTTCAAAGAACGTACACTTCTTTGGATAACTATTTGTTTACTGGATACAATGACTATGAAGATTTAAAAAATAAAATATCAAAAGAATATAAATATGACACAGACGAATCTCTTTTGAGGTCTTATGTTACTTTTCAATACACAGAATTGGGAGCAAACCAAACTTCTTTTTATTTTACAAGAACAGAAAGAGCAGCAAGGAATGGAGTCCTTACTCCAGGGCCAGACTGGATGACAACAAAATACGAGGTTGTAGACAATATGATTATTTACCCACCAACAGGAGTTGACTTTAACGACTTGTCTATTGTTACACATCTAGAAGCAAACTTAAAAAATTCAGAAAGAAATAACATAGTAGTTAAAAAACTTTCTTATGCATCCCAAGCCCTTAATGAATCTGATGCAAGCCCTATCGGAACAAGGTTTGGAACAGACATATATCCTTATACAAAGACTGGTATTTATTATGACTTTAAAAAGAACAATCCGTTTTCAATTTACACAGGATCTTCTCCATATTTATATTTAACTAAAGATAGTGGAATCCAATTAAGAGGAAGGTTTGATCCACTTATAAATAGAGGGCTTTTAATTCCAATAAATGAAAGTCGTGCAGAAGGCTTTAAAGTTATAGCAATGCAGATGGCAGTAAGATTTGACGGAGACTATTTCCCATATGCACCAACACAAATATTTGAAATACAAAGCAAAGACTCTTATATAAAATTTTATATGGTTGCCTGCGATCCTACTGGTAGAAGGGCAAGAATTTATGCTTTAGATGCAAGAACAGGATTGGTTCAAGATGGCATTGGGTTTTACTGGAATGGAAAAATAGTTAAGGAGCCAATTATCACGCTTCAAGAGTGGGGGTTCTTAGGAGTTAATTTTTTAAGCAGTCTTAATTTTTCATTTTTTGAAGGGGCAGTAAGACTAACAGGACCAGTATTATTTAATAGCATTTCTTACTATCAGTCCACAAACCTTCAAGAGGTACAAAATATATCAGAAAGACCTTGGTTTAGAGTCAGAGTTTTAGGTTCGTCTACTCAACCACTTCTTTGGGATTTTTGGGATAGTCCTGCGTTTAACTGGAACAAGGTGCTTGTTTTGTCAGAAAAAAGTTATTACGGTGTAGATCCTTCAGATGTTTATAAAAGTTATACTGGAACTAATAAGATAATTGTAGACGATGAAAGACCTATTAGTCTGGGAAACTACTCTTACACCATTTTTACGGATGTAAACTGGAGTCAGTTTGTTCAAGATCCTGTGTAATGTGGTATACTTGTGGTTATGGATTCATTAATAGACCCAAAAACTGGTCAACCAATTGTAAAAAACGTTAGGCGTCAAGTCATTGAAAAGAATTATGACTGGGGTCTTTATGTCTATAAGAAGGCAAACGGAAAATGGTTTACAGATGGAAACGGTTCTGTGCTTAATATTCCTTCAGACAAAAACGACATCTCTAAGATTGCAGAATTAAAGAAGACTGCAATGCACTATGGAGACCCTGGAGACGGCAAGGCAATATTTGTTCCAGGACTAACAAGAGTTTCAGAAGAAGAATATTCTGAGCAAGTTGATCGTATGAAGTCTGGACTTATTCCAAACCTAAACGACCTTGGTGCAGTTCAAGCAGCAAAAGATACAATTGCTAAATATGGAGATGAGGATTAATCATGGAAGATAATGAGTACGAAATCGGTGCAAGAATTGATGATGCAATAAAGAAAGACGATACTTTTTCAAAGTCAGATCCGTTTAACGGAAATTGGGATTCATTAAAATCTCTTGACGGATTAGAAGCAAATTTTAAAAGACGCATAAGCAGATCTTCAACAAAGATGGTTGAACCAACAACTCAATATACAACTGCAGCACTTGCTGGAAAAAGCGGTATTGATGGAGCACAGTCAAAAGAGATAAACCCAGGGCTAGTATATGTAAACGGCTATGGAATGTTTGATGTAATAACACCACCATGGAACCTGTATGAGTTAGCAAACTACTACGACACATCATTTGCAAACCACGCAGCAATTGATGCTAAGGTAGAAAACATTGTAGGTCTTGGCTATGAGTTTAAGGTTTCTCAAAGAACAATGATGAGACTTGAATCATCTGAAGATAACAGCGCAACACAAAAAGCAAGAAAAAGAATTGAAAGAGCAAAGATTGAAATGCGTGATTGGATAGAATCTCTTAACGATGATGACTCATTCACAGCAACAATGGAAAAGGTTTATACAGACTTACAGTCTACTGGTAACGGCTATCTAGAAGTTGGTAGAACCACTCGTGGAGAGATTGGGTATGTTGGGCACATTCCATCTACAACAATGAGAGTTAGAAGATTAAAGGACGGCTATGTCCAGATTATTGGAAACAAGATTGTCTACTTCCGTAACTTTGGAGCAAAGAACCAAAACCCACTAACAACAGATGCCAGAGCAAATGAAATTATTCACTTCAAGCAATACTCACCTCTTAATACATTCTATGGAGTACCAGACATTATGTCAGCAATCAACTCTCTACACGGAGACTCACTTGCCTCACAGTACAACATTGATTACTTTGCAAACAAGGCAGTCCCAAGATACGTTGTAACCCTAAAGGGTGCCAAACTTTCTGGCGATGCAGAAGATAAGATGTTTCGATTCTTACAAACAAATCTCAGAGGGCAGTCACACAGAACGCTATATATTCCATTACCAGGGGATAGCGAAAATAATAAAGTAGAATTTAAAATGGATCCCATCGAAGACGGAATACAGGACGGCTCTTTTAAAGAGTATCGTAAACAAAACCGTGATGACATCCTGGTAGCACATCAGGTGCCACTGTCTAAACTTGGAGGTGGCGATTCTGGATCTATAGCAGCAGCACTTGCACAGGATCGTACTTTTAAGGAGCAGGTTGCAAGACCAGCACAAAGACAACTTGAAAAGATGATTAACAAGATCATTCGTGAAAAGACAGACATCATTGAGTTTGTGTTTAACGAACTAACACTTACAGA